ATTCAGGAATCCGACATGACATTCAGCCAGGAGACGCTGTCTGCGTTCAAGCTGGGCTGCATGGTCAAGGTCACCAACGAGCTGCTGCATGATTCCGCTTTTGACATCGCGTCCTATATCGCACAGCGTTTTGGCGTGCGTTTCGGTAACGCGGAGGAGGATGCCTTCATCAACGGCACCGGCGTATCTACGAATCCGCAGACCACGCCTTCCATGCCGACTGGCATCCTGACGACCCTTTCTGCATCCGCAGGAAACACCACTGCCAATGCGCAGACGGTTCACTTTGACAACATCTATAAGCTGTATTACAGCCTGAAATCTCCTTATCGCAGAAAGGCTTCCTTCCTGTGCAATGAGACTCTGCTCCTGCAGCTGATGCTGATCAAGGACAGAAACGACAACTACATCTGGAAGCCGGGCCTGGAGATCGGAAAGCCCGATACCATCCTCGGCCATGCGATCCACACCAGTGCCTACATGCCCGCCATTACCGGCGATGCTACGAAGGACAAGAATAAGAAGGTCCTCCTCTTTGGTGATTTCTCTTATTACTGGATTGCAGACCGCCAGAACAGGACCCTTAAGCGCCTGAACGAGCTGTACGCCGTAACCGATCAGGTCGGCTTCATCGGCACGCAGCGTGTGGACGGTAAGCTGATCCTGCCCGAGGCGATGCAGGTCATGGCCCTTGGCACAGGCACCGCGACAAGCGGATCCTGATAAGGGAGGTGACCGGTCATGGCGCTCGTAACGCTGGAGGAGGCGAAAAGCTACCTGAGAGTTGATACAGCGGATGAGGATGCCATGACCGGCATCCTTCTATCTGCTGCAGAGAGGCTTTGCGTCGATGTGGCAAGGCTTACGGATGAGAAGTGGGAGGCTGTAAATTCCGATGCAGAGGACGCAGCCCTTGCGCCAACCAGGGAAACCATGAAGGTGGCGATTCTGTATGCGCTCGGCTATCTTTTCGAGCACCGGGAGGAAGCGGATCATCACGCACTTACGCTGACGCTCCGCTCCATCCTGTTTGCCATCCGCGAGGGGGTGGTGTGATGAATATCGCAGGATTAAATGTGCGGATCATGCTCCAGAAGAATGAAACGGTGACAGACCGAATTGGTAACCATAGATCTGTCTGGACAGATTATTTCCCTTGCTGGGCGACCGCTTCGGACCAGACCGGTGATGAGAGCGAAGAGGCGTCACAGACAAAAGAGAAGGAACGGATCAATTTTACTGTTCGCTACTGTAGCGAGACAGCAGCTGTAACTTCGAAGGGCTATCGGATTCTTCTCGGTGACCGGATCTACAACATCATCCACATAGATGAAATGGGCTTTCGGAAGAACAGCCGGAAGTTCCAGACAGAACGGGAGGCGCGATGAAATGGGAAAAACAGTATCGATTGATGGCCTTGCGGATGCGGTCATGGAGGAGCTTACGGAGTACAACAAGCTCGCAGGGGAAACTATGAAGAAGGCTGTTACGAAGGCTGGACAGACGGTTCGGAAAGAGATCAAGGCCGGAGCTCTGGTAAAGACCGGCAGATACGCAAAGAGCTGGACGACGAAGAAAACGAAGGAATCTTCGACGCGCCTGGAAGTCACGGTCTATTCCCCTTCGCGGTATATGCTCGCCCATCTTCTGGAACATGGCCACGCCAAGAGAAACGGCGGCCGGACCAGGGCATTCCCGCATATTGCACCGGCGGAAGAGATCGGAGAGAAGCAGCTGGAGGCAGATATTATAAGGGGGCTTTCAAATGGATGAACTACTCGCCATTATGGGGGAGATCGACATTCCTTCTGCCTACGACCACTTCGCGGAAGGGGAAGCCGTCGATCCTCCCTTCATTACCTACCTGTTGCCGGGAAGCGATAACTTCTCCGCAGACGGGAAGGTCTACTACAAGATCAACGATGTACATATTGAGCTCTACACCGACGCCAAGGACCCGGAGGTGGAGAGCCGTGTCGAAGCCGTGTTGGATGAGCACGGTATTTTTTATGACAAGACAGAGGTGTGGATCGACACCGAGAAGCTGTATGAGGTCCTGTATTCATTCCAAATGGAGGGTTAAGACATGGGAAACAAAGTCAAATATAATCTGAAGAACGTTCATGTCGCCAAGCTCACGGAGACGGAAGTGGAAGGCGTGCGTTCTTACAACTACGCGACTCCCAGAGCGATTCCCGGCGCGGTAAGCCTCTCGCTGGACGCGGAAGGCGAATCCACACCGTTTTACGCTGACGGTATTGTGTATTTCCGCTCTGTGACCAACAACGGTTATTCCGGCGACCTGGAGATGGCGCTGATCCCTGACTGGTTCAGGACGGAGATCCTGCAGGAGGTACTGGACAAGAAAGGCGTACTGGTCGAGAAGATCACGACAAAGGAGAGCGTGAAATTTGCGCTGCTTTTTGAGTTCGATGGCGATGTGAACTGCATCCGTCACGTCATGTACAACTGCACATCTTCCCGTCCGTCCATCGAGTCGGAAACGAAGGAAGATACTATCGAGCCTGGCACAGAGAAGCTGACGATCGCGGCCGATCCCAGAGCGGACGGACTGGTCAAGTCCAAGACCGGTGAATCTACGGACGCGACGACATACGCCAACTGGTACAAGTCTGTCTATGTACCGACGATCGAAGAAGAGGCCGTGAGCGGCGGAGGTGAAGGATGATAGAGCGCACGATCAATATTTCCGGCAAGGATGTAGTGTTCCGGTCCTCGGCGACAGTGCCGAGACTTTACCGGGCAAAGTTCAAAAGGGATATCTTCAAGGACCTGTCCAAGCTGGAGAAGTCCTACAGCAAGCGGAAGAAAGGCGAAGAGGAGCTGCAGATCGATGACCTGGAGATCTTCGAGAACGTGGCCTATATCATGGCCTTTCACGCGGATCCTTCCATCCCGAAGACCATCGATGAATGGCTTGATCAGTTCGAGATGTTCTCAATCTACCAGGTGCTTCCGCAGATTCTGGAGCTCTGGGGCGATAACCTGATGACGGACGTACAGGCAAAAAAAGGACTGGCAGAAGTGAACGGGAAATGACCACGCCGCTGTTCCTTCTGCGATGCTGTGAGGTCGGGATCTCCATCAGGGATCTCGACCTTGTTACTATCGGGCTTGTACTCGATATCTGGACTGAGAAGTCTAATGACGGCGTGAAGTACAGACGTATTGCGGATCAAGCTGACTTTGATAAGTTTTAGGTCGCCTGTATGGTCACCTTTTTGACCAGCAAGCCAAACGCATAAAATAAGGGCTTTCAATTGAATCTGATCGGTTTATAATTATTCTTCGAAAGACATTTATGTATTTACTATTAGGAGGTATAATTATATGGCGTTAGTGACATGTCCGGAATGCGGTAGGGAAAAGGTTTCAGATTCTGCAGTCGCTTGTCCTGAATGTGGATTTGGCATTAGGGAATATTATGCGCATAGAAACGAACAGCAGCAATTAGCTGAAAAAGCGAAAAAGAGTAAGGAACATGCGCAATCAGCAGTTCAGGAGCTTGAAGATGACATAAAAAAGCATCAGGAAAAAAGAGAAAAAATACTGGCTCAAAGGCAGGCTGAACAAAAAACGAAGGCAGATGAGAAACCAAGGCGTGTAGTCTCAAATACAGGTACTACAAATAATTCTTCTACAAATAGTTATTCAGTCATTCTTGGCTTAGTATCTATTATCATTGTAGTAATTCTCTTAGTATCATGTGGTTCATGGTTCAATGAAAGTAGACGTAGGGATCAGGAAGAATATCGCCGAACTCTTGAGAGTGGGCAAGAGAAGTATTATAACGGGGAAAAAATGACAGAAGAGGAGTATAATGCTGTGAAAGACTTCAATAATTGGAAGAGCAAACAGGGGGAGCATTCATACGACGAGTGGGATAACTGATAGAGTACTTGAATTAAATATAAACTGTAAAAGCATCAGTCAGAAATGACTGGTGCTTTTATTATGCCCTGAAAGGAGGTGATGAGGTATGGCAAACAGAATAAAGGGGATTACCGTTGAGATCGGTGGCGACACAACTGGTCTTGATAAAGCCCTGAAGGGTGTTAATTCGACGATCAGAACGACTCAGTCCTCCCTGAAGGATGTAAACAAACTCCTGAAACTGGATCCCACCAACACCAACCTCGTCACCCAGAAGCAGAAGCTCTTAAAGGACGCAGTTAATGCGACAAAGGAAAAACTGGAGGCGCTCAAGACGGCTCAGGAGCAAGCAAGGCAGCAGCTGGAAGAAGGCACCCTTGGTCAGGATAAGTACGATGCCCTGCAGAGGGAGATCATCGAGACGGAAGAAGAACTGCGGCGCCTGCAGCAGGAGGCGGAAACAACAAGCTCAGTTCTGTCCAAGATCGATGAAGCGGGAAAGAAGCTCGAGAAAGTCGGAGATACGATCGCTGGTGCCGGACGCGCGGTGATGCCGGTATCTGGGGCAGTGGCGGGGCTTGGCGCTGCTGCTGTTAAGACCTCGGCGGATTTTGATTCCGCCATGAGCCAGGTGGCCGCTGTGTCTGGAGCAACTGGATCTGACTTTGACGCCCTCCGGGATAAGGCCCGTGAGATGGGATCGAAGACAAAGTTCTCCGCTTCAGAAGCTGCGCAGGCCATGAACTACATGGCCATGGCTGGTTGGAAGACAGAGGACATGCTCTCCGGTATCGACGGCATCATGAACCTTGCCGCGGCATCCGGAGAAGACCTGGCGACCACATCGGATATCGTCACGGACGCTTTGACGGCATTCGGGTTGACAGCCGGTGATAGCGGTCACTTTGCGGATCTTCTCGCAGCGGCTTCTTCCAACGCCAATACCAACGTATCCATGATGGGTGAGACCTTCAAGTACTGCGCGCCGATCGCGGGTGCGCTTGGGTATTCCGCTGAGGATACGGCTGAAGCGATCGGCCTTATGGCTAACGCCGGCATTAAGGGTAGTCAGGCAGGCACGTCCCTCCGAACCATCATGACACAGCTGCAGGGAGATCTGAAGCTGTCCGGCAAAGCCCTGGGGGACGTGACGATCCAGACCACTAATGCGGACGGATCCATGAGGGAGTTTTCTGACATCATCGCGGACTGCCGTGGCGCCTTTTCCAAGATGACGGAATCCGAGAAGGCAGCGGCAGCGGAAACACTGGTCGGCAAGAACGCCATGTCCGGCTTCCTAGCTCTCATGAACGCGGCGCCGGGAGACATCGAGAAGCTGGAAACGGCGATCTCCACATGCTCCGACGAAGTGGATGGTTATAGCGGAGCGGCTGAGAGGATGGCAGCGGTCATGCAGGATAACCTGAACGGCCAGCTCACCATTTTGAAGTCCCAGATCGAGGAGCTTGCGATCTCATTTGGCGACGCCCTTATGCCGGCAATCCGGAAGATCGTGACGGGAGTCCAGGGATTTATCGACAGGCTGAACGGCATGAGCGAGGGGCAGAGAAACGCTATTCTTCGCATCGGCTTGTTCGTAGCGGCCCTCGGCCCATTCCTTGTGATACTGGGGACCTGTATCTCAAAAGTCGGTGTGGCTATGCAGGGCTTTGTAAAGCTGGCCGGTGTCTTTGGAAAACTCAAGGTAGCTGTGGGAAGCGCTCATGGCGTACTCGGGAAAATTGGAGCAGCACTGGGAGGTGTATCCGCGCCGGTGCTCGCAGTAGTAGCAGTGATCGCAGTCCTTGTGGCTGCGTTTTTACATTTATGGAGAACTAATGAGGGATTCCGGGAAGCCATTATCGGGACGTGGGAGAAGATTAAATCCACCATTTCCACATTTGTGGAGGGGATAAAGGAGCGGCTCTCTGCTCTGGGTTTCAGCTTTTCTGACATTGCGGCCTTTATCCGGACCGTCTGGGACGGCCTCTGTCAGTTCCTCGGGCCTGTGTTTATTGGCACCTTTAACGCCATCGCGACGCAGCTGCAGATGATCCTTGGTGTGATCACCGGGATCTTTGACATCTTCAGTGGTCTGTTCACCGGCAACTGGACGCTGGTATGGCAGGGCGTAAGCGAGATCTTTTCTTCCATTTGGGAAGGAATGAAGGGCCTGTTTGAGATTGCCCTGAATACGATCAAGGGCATCGCGGAGGTGATTCTTTCCTGGTTCGGCACCACATGGAATGAGGCATGGACGGCCATTAAGGAGTTCTTCACGGGACTCTGGGAGGCACTGGTCCTGTTCTTTACCGGTGTGATGGAAGCTATCCGGAGCACGGTGAGCTCTGTACTTACCGCGATCAGCCAGACTTTCACAAATATCTGGAATGCCATCAAGGCAACAGTATCGTCTGTGATCACGGCCATCAAGACCACCATCACAAATGTGTGGAATGCCATCAGGGAGTTCATCAGCTCCATACTGAGCAGTATCAAAAATACCGCAAGCAGTGTATGGAACAGTATCAAGACTACAATCACGTCCATCATTAATGCGATCAAGAGTACGATCAGTAATGTATGGAACGCGATCAAGTCTACGACAGTAAACGTGTTTAACGGGATCAAAAGTAAAGCGACGTCTACTTGGAACGCGATCAAAACAGCGATCGTAAATCCGGTGCAGAAGGCAAGGGATATGGTGAAAGCCGCCATCGATAAGATGCGGTCCTTCTTCAACTTCTCCTGGTCGCTGCCGCACTTAAAGCTCCCGCACGTAAGCATCTGGGGGCATTTCTCCCTTATGCCGCCGTCGACGCCGCACTTCTCAGTAAGCTGGTATAAGGAAGGCGGAATTATGACAAAGCCCACCATGTTCGGGATCAACGGATCTTCCATCATGGCAGGTGGCGAAGCCGGCGCAGAAGCGATCCTTCCACTGAAAGGCTTCTACGACCAGCTCTCCGCCATGCTCGATGAGAGGTTGAACGTGGCGTGGATCGAGAAGTACCTTGCCATCATTGCTGACAATTCAAGCCGCGGGATCTACCTGGAGGACGGTACCCTTGTGGGACACCTTCTTCCGGCAATCGATGCCGGGCTTGCTAAATATTCCATGAGAGGAGGGCGTGGGAATCGATGAAGAGCATATTTACAGGCGCACTGATCGGTGACGAGCACACCCTCCGCGACTGGGGCGCCATTATCACAAACAGCGACTGCGTAGGGATGCCGGAGCCGAATACGGTGATCCTGGAGGTCCCAGGCAGGAGCGGCAGGCTTGACCTGTCGGAAGTTCTGACCGGGGATGTAACCTATAGCAATCGCGAGATCAAGCTGGAGCTTGCCGCTCAGACAAACAGGGAAAAGTGGGTGGAGACCTGCTTTCATATATTCAATAAGTTTCACGGCCGGGTCGTCCATGCCACCTTCGACGAGGATCCCGGCCATTACTACATAGGGAGATGCTCTATCACAGATCCGAAGCGTCTGGCAACGGCTGGAACTATGAAAGTTACTATAGACGCGGAGCCTTACCGGTATGAGTCTGAGGTGTATGAGGTGACGCTTCAGGGCAGCGGGACAGTGGAGAACCTGCGGATGCCGGCAGTACCTACAGTGAATGCGCCAAATGCCTGTCAGCTCTTTATAGGCGGAAAGTCCTATGACCTTGCCCAGGGAGAGCAGACAGTTCCGGGACTTGTCCTTGCGCCTTTTGAGAATGAGGTTCGTGTGACCGGAGCTTCTTCCATCACGTTTACTTTTCGGAGGGGGTGTCTGTAATGTATCTGATCTATCTTGACGGGGAGCTTTTTTACGATCCCCGCATTCCGGAGAGGGGCCTTACAGACATGACTTTGGATCTGGAGGTCAATAAAACGGGGACGTTAAAATTCACGATCCCTGCGACGCATCCGGATATTGATCAGCTTCGGAAGATGTATTCAGAGCTGAGCGTCTATCAGGATGAAGAGTGGCTTTACACCGGCAGGGTCCTTTCTGACGGATTTGACTTTTACGGGAACCGGACGATCGAGTGCGAAGGGGAGCTTTCTTATCTTCTCGACAGCATCCAGCGATATCACGAGTACCATGACATTAGCGTGAAGGATTACTTCACAGATCTTATCACTAAGCACAACGCGGATGTGGATGAGAGAAAGAGGTTTACGGTCGGACAGGTGACTGTTACGGACAGCAATGACAGCCTGTACCGCTACAGTACTTATGAGAATACCTGGAAAACCATCGAGGACCGTCTGATCAAGCGACTTGGAGGATACATCCGTATTCGTCATGAGAATGATCAGAGGTTTATTGACTACATCGAGGACTTCGGTCACACCAACTCTCAGGTGATCCGGTTCGGGGAGAACATTCTCGATCTGACGAGGGAAGGTGACTGTGACAGCCTTGCCACAGTAATCGTTCCTCTCGGTAAGCGTGATGAGGAGACGGATGAGCGCCTCACTATTGCTTCTGTCAATGACGGAAAAGACTACATCGAAGATCCGGACGCCATCACCATCTACGGAAGGATCGTCAAGGTCGTGGAGTACGATGATGTGGAGCTTCCGGAGAATCTGCTCCGGAAAGGCATCGAGGTATTGAACCGGCAGAGGATCCTTTTGACAACGATCACGATCACAGCGGTCGATCTGCATCTTCTGGATGTGGAGATCGAACGCTGCAAAGTGGGAGACAGCATCAGGGTGGTATCGGAGCCTCATGGCCTTGATGAATACATGGTGATCCAGAAGGTTTATCTGGACCTTCTACACCCTGAGAACTCCAGGTTGACGCTCGGAGCCACGCTCCTGACTTTAGCTTCTTCCATGAGCAGGGGAACGGCAGCAGTCCTGACTTCTCTGTCAGAGAACTTCACGGCATTCAAGCACGTGGTGACGGATAAGCTGCAGGCAACGAACGCGGATATCGGCACGCTGCATGTCCAGGTTGGAGAGATCGATACGCTCCTTGCACAGAAGGCTGACGTGGTCGATCTAAATGCCACAAACGCCAACGTGGCAGCCCTGCAGGCGGCCGACGCCCAGATCGAGCACCTGGTAGCGGAGAAGGCGGCGATCACGGATCTTAATGCCACGAACGCGAATGTCTCGGCTCTGCAGGCGGCGACAGGAAATATTGAGAGCCTGTTGGCAGGCAATGCGGGAGTCGGTACCCTGCAGGCAATCCACCTGACCGGCGACAACATCGTCATCGAGGACGCCACAATCGCGCAGGCAGTCATGGATGACCTCATGGCGGGGAATGTCACAGCAGCTACGATCTATACAGACTTCATTAAGATCGGTTCCAGAGATGGAGCGCTTTCTATCGACGGAGCTACAATCCTTATAAAGGATGCAAACGGCACTCCCAGGGTCCAGATCGGTAAGGACGGTCAAGGGAACTTCAACTATTACCTGTGGGATGCATCGGGGAAGCTCATCTGGTCACCGGACGGCATCACTGCGGATGGTGTGCCGGATGGGCTGATCGTGGACAGTATGGTTGCACAGGATGCCGCGATTGACGGGTCCAAGCTGAACATAAGGTCTGTTGCAAAGGAGCTGACCGATGATGGGACGCTCTCTGTGGATGCTTCCCATGTCGTGATGGATGATACCACGCTGGAAGCGAACTATCAGACCATGAGCACGCAGATCAGCGAGAACGCGCAGGCTACGGAGACCTTGCAGACAGAGTTCAAAGAGGTACAGGGCCAGATCGAGTCGAAGGTTTGGAAGTCTGATATAACGGAGGCCGTGACGCCTCTGGGGAGCAGTATCTCGCAGCTCTCTGACAAGTACACCACCCAGCAGCAGACGATCGAAGGCATCACGACAGAGATTGGGGATGTGCAGACATCCCTTGAGAGCAAGGCGGACGGATCGACCGTACAGGCGCTCACGGCAAGAGTCAATACAGTAGAAGAGACAGCCGAAGGTTTCACCCGGACGATCTCGGATATCAAGACCGAGGTCAGAGGAACGGTGACCGATGTGGCTGTTTTTTATGCTCTGAATAACTCAGAAACTGTGCCGCCTTCTGACGATGATCCGGGATGGAGCCTGGAGGCGCCTGAGTGGGTGGACGGGATGTATATGTGGCAGAAGACCGTTACGACTTACGCCAGCGGAAATAAGAAGACGTCCTCACCGACCTGCCTTTCCGGCGCGGTGGGGGCAGATGGTGAAGCGGCAGTACTCCTCAGGATCGATTCCAGTAAAGGGACTGTGTTCAAGAACACGGGAGTTGCGACGGTCCTTACCGTGACGATCTATTACGGCAGCCAGAGGATCACGACAGGAGAGCAGCTCAGGGCTGTGTTCGGAAATACTGCCCGACTCGAATGGGGGTGGCGCCGGGTGGATGAGGACCGGTATGGCGTTATATCCGCCGATGACAGGAGACTTTCTGATGGCGGATTTGTTTTTGCGCTTAGTGCGGAGGACGTGGACGTGAAGGTCACTTTCCGCTGCAGCATGATCATTGATTAAAAGGAGAGAAATATGGCTATTAAAAGTTCAGACCAGATCAGTATCGTCGACCTTACAGACGGCTATTCCGTCATACTGACGAACGATTCATTTACCTTTGCAGGAAGCACTGACGCGGCGCTGGCGGGAAGTACGACTACGACTGTCGTCGCCATGTGCGGCAGCGGCCAGGTCCCGGCGACCGTCGATAACTCCGCTATCGTAGCGCCGTCAGGAGTTACGACTTCCGTGGATACGGACGCCACGCAACCGACTATCACGATCAGCGTATCGACTTCCGTGACGCAGGGCGGAACGGTGGATATCCCGGTATCCCTTGACGGTGGAAACATCGTGATCCATAAGCTGTTCACCTTCCAGATCTCCTTTAAGGGGCAGACAGGCGCGGCCGGCAGCAGCGCTCAGTGGTATTCCGGCACCAAGATCACGGGTACAAGTACGACCGCAACGGCATTCTCGGACTCTGGCATCACAAATGCCCAGGTCGGTGATATGTACCTTAATACCGATACTATGAATACCTATCGCTGTACGGTAGGAGGAGCAGCGTCTGCTGCCAAATGGGTCTACGTCGGAAATATTAAGGGACAGACCGGTGATATCGGTCCCGGGGCTATCTGGTACACGGGTACCAAGATCACAGGAACGAGTACGACCGCAACGGTCTTCTCAGGCTCCGGCATCACGGCGGCGAAAGTCGGTGACATGTATCTGAATACCAGTACTTACAATACTTACCGCTGTACCGTGGGAGGAGCAGCCTCCGCGGCTAAGTGGGTGTATGTCAGCAACATCAAGGGCGGAAAAGGAGATCCGGGAGATCCGGGAGCGGATGCCATCACCATGACGGTGACGAGTTCTAACGGTACGATCTTCAAGAACACGGCAGTGGTCACGACTCTGACCGCTCATGTGTATAAGGCCGGAACAGAGCTGAACGCCACGCAGATCGCGGCGCTGGGAACTATCAAGTGGTATAAGGACGGTTCCACAACGGCTCTTTCTACGACTGGTCCCACGCTCAACATCAGTTCCGGGGACGTAACCAATAAAGCAACCTACATCGCACAGCTGGAGGGATAAAGATGGCAGTAAAAGCAAAAGCAGAGATCACGCTCGCAACCATCAGGGATGTACAGAGCGTTACAAGATATTATCTCCTGCAGAGCTCTACTTCCTCCATGCCTTCAAAGCCGAATGCAAATCCGCCGGGAGGGAGCTGGGTCAAGACCGAACCCTCCTACACGTCCGGGAGCACCAACAGCCTGTATTTTACGGACCTAACGGTGTTCACAGACGCTTCTTTTTCCTATAGTGATGTGTCGCTCTCCAGTTCCTATGAAGCCGCCAAGGCTGCCTACAACAAGGCAGTGGCGGCGGAAGGGACGGCAAGTTCAGCCCTTGCCCAGAGTGTGGAGTATATCGTAGGCACACAGACAGCGGCTACCGGAAGCTGGAAAGGTGTATCGACGGACGCCGCTCTGTATGCGGGAAAGACGATCGCCTATAAGCTGCCGTACGCCGGAAGTGGGAATGCGTCCCTTACCCTGACGCTGGCTGATGGATCTGCGACAGCCGCCATACCGGTCTATCTGAATACGACGAGGGTGACTACCCACTTCGGAGCCGGGTGTGTTATCAACATGACCTATGACGGAACGAACTGGAGGGCGGCATCTATACCGAACTCCAATACCTATGACAGGGTCCTCCACAACACGGCGATCAAGGCCGCGGCGGCCGTAACAAAGGCACATCTGATCGCCGGAAATGCGGATGGGTATAAGAACCTCGCGGCGTCCCTCATGTTCGATCTTGCCTATCCGATCCTCTATGCCTCAGAGGCCATCGTCGCGAACGCTACGGCCAAGACTACCTACGAGGCGATACCGGATGTAAACTTCTCAACCACGGGAACGATCGAATCCGGTACCGCTGCCAAGATCCTGTGGCTGAAGGGAGAAGTGGAGGATAACCACTTCACGATCGCTGCATCGAACTGGCTGACCACAGTGGTCCCAACAGAAGAGGACGGGATGAATTATATCCCGCTGGGGGTGATGAGCAGTGCAACTGTCGGATATTTCACATCGTCCGACAGGCTTTACGCCTTTGTGGACGGAGCCTTCCAGCCGCTTGACAATGCCTCCAGAAAGCTCGCGGAGAAGGCCAGGGAGGAAGTCGTCGATGCAGAAGAGCGGGTCAGGACCTATGCGGAGAGTGCGGTCTCCCAGAAAGCGGATGAGATTGAGATCTCCATTAGTACGGTGACGGGAACACTTGCTGCAGGCATCCAGGATTGCCAGGAGAGTATTGCTCAGACGGATGAGGCACTAAACGACTCGGTGGACACGCTCACCCAAAGGATCTCTGATCAGGAGGACGCGCTGCTTGATTATAAGCATGAGACCAGCACCTATTTCCGTTTCAACACGGACGGCCTTAATATCGGAAAGCAGCAGGACGGTGATGAGTCACCCTATTCCATCAACATCGACAATGAGAAGATGGGTTTCCTCCAGAACGGTGTGGAGATCGCTTACGTGCAGTACAACAAGATGCACATCAACGCGATCGAAGCGATGGACCGTCTCTCTGTAGGAGCTGCAGCCGATGGGGGGTATTTCGACTTCATTTCAACTGAGTACGGTATGGGCGTGAAGTGGAGAGCAGTCAATCAGTCTAATGGGACCTCGCTGAACATGATGCGGGCAGGGATGAAGATGATGGCGAAAAGAGCGGAGGAGTATAAAGCAGTCCTCGATGAAGATGGATTGTTTAAGGCGGATTTTGGGGGTAATGAAAGATGAGCTTAACAAAAAGGACATTTACAGATGGCGCCGGTACGCGAACGGTCGTAGTGAACGGTTCTGTAAGCGGAGCCAATACGAACATCAGCAGTATCGTGTTTTCGGCAAGCAGCTGGATCTATGGTATTGAGGGGACGATCAATGTATATGTGGACGGGACAAAGAAGACTGTTTCCTGGACGACCAACAAGACGGAAACAGTTATGGGGACAACATATAAGATGAAGATGACCAGCGGGGCCCTAGCAGTGAGCAAGCCGTTCTTTACGCTCAAGCTTGTGAGATCTTCTGACAGTTCAACGATCCTGGAAGAAAAGTTTTCTTTCTATGAGATCGAGAAAGCTCCGACAGCAGCAACGACCTCAGGTGGTGTGATGGATGGGAGCACGAAATCGAGGGTGGTATTCACCACCTCCGGCACGGACGCGACCTACAAGGCCACATTTACACTGGGGTCCTATACAGGAAGCGCGACTTCCACCACAAAGACGCTCGAGTATGCGATCCCGATCGCCTGGTGCAATGCTCTGCCTAATGCTGTGAACGGGCAGGCAAATGTGACCTGCCAGGTCCTTTACGGAGGACAGGTCTACTCAAGTTTCACGACAAAGCTGGCAGTTTCTGTCCCCGCTTCTGTAGTACCGTCGCTGACAAGCATCACACTGGCTGATAAAACGGATACACCGGTTCCGTCTGCATGGAACATGTTTATTCAGCACAAGAGCGGTGTCAGAGTATCGGCGATCACTACAGCTGGAGCCTACAGCTCTACGATCAAGAGCATCAAGCTGCAGGTGGGAGCACAGTCCGTTTCAATGAATTACTCAGTATCTTCTCTTCCTCAGATAGATTCAGTCACGCTGAGCGGATCGCTGACCTGTACCGTGACGGTAACGGACAGCAGGGGACGAACTGTCTCAAAATCTGCGACAGTTACAGTTGTCCCATATGCTGCACCAAAGTTCACAGCCTGTGTCAGCGAGAGATGTCTGGCAGACGGAACAATTGACAATGACGGCACTTATTTCAAGAGCACGACGGCGGTGAGTTACTCGACTTGTAATGGGAACAATACGATTACCATGACGGTAAAGTACAAGAAGACAGATGCGGTGCTCTACGGAAGCGAGACCACGATCTCGCCGGGCGTCAATACCTGCGGAAACAATGACCTGGATACAGAGTTTTCCTATGATGTCATGTATGAGGTCACGGACCAGTTCTGCACTGTGTCATACACGGACTATATTTCTACGGCTACCTATCTGATGCATTTCCTTCATGGCGGCAAGGGTGTGGCATTCGGCCAGAAGGCAACGATGGAGAATTACCTGGACTGTGCTTTTAAGGCATTGTTCAGGGATGATGCCTTTTTTGTGACCGGGAACGGTGTTCAGGTCAATATCCGGGACATCATCACGATCGGGGCGCAGACGCTCACCAGTTTTGGGGACGGACTGTATCTGTGTGCCAGTAATGGCAAGCTCATCGGGCAGGTACCGACGATTAGCGCAGACACTCCGACGTCTTTCAGTAACGGTCTGTATCTGAAGGCTAATGGAGGAAAGATCACAGCGGATACACCAAACCCAACGATAGGAGCTACAACACCGACATCTTTTGGAAATGGTCTGTATCTGAAGGCGAACGGTGGCAAGATCACTGCAGATACGCCTGATAAGACGATCAATACTGCCACACCGACTACGCTGACAAACGGCCAGTATCTTTATGCCAACAGCGGGAAGATAGGATGCAAGACACTCACACTGCAGGATCTGACAAACGGCGTGATCAAGGCTGGGGATTCAGTTAGTACAGGAACGATACAGGCACCGGGCAGCATAACTTCAAACTCGGCGGATATCATGGTAAGCTTCCTGTTGGGCCGGATTATTACGGCATCATCCGCAGTGGTCACGTCAGGTGCGATGACGATCAGAACGATCAATGGTTATGCGTGTAATAAAGCTACAGCGTCAGGCGGGACTTATACTAACCTGAATGTCTTGAGCTTCAGCCCGACATGTACATTGGATAAAGCAACAGGAGGCGTGAGACTTAAGATCACGAACAGTACTAAATGGGTTCAGACCAACGGTACAGCGATAACAAATAACACTCCTGTGAACATAACATGTTCATTGACGCTCAAGTTCTCGTAAATAAAGTAACCACAGGCATCCTTCGGGGTGCCTTTTTTCATGCAAAGGAGGAAACCAAATGAAGGAATTCTGGAACATCATTCAGCTCATCTTTACGGCAGTGGGAGGCTGGCTTGGATACTTTCTTGGAGGCTGCGACGGATTACTCGTTGCCCTTGTCGTATTTGTTACTGTGGATTATCTCACCGGGGTCATGTGTGCGATCGAGGATAAAACGCTTTCCAGTGAGGTTGGGTTTAAAGGCATCTGCAGGAAGGTGATCATCTTCATGCTGGTGGGGATCGGACACATCCTGGATGTGAATGTGATTGGGACAGGGAGTGTACTCAGGACCGCAATCATCTTTTTTTATCTTTCCAATGAGGGTGTGAGCCTTCTGGAGAATGCGGGACATCTGGGACTCCCTATCCCGGAGAAACTCAAGGACGTATTGGAGCAGCTCCATGACAGGGCTGAGAAGGAGGGAGAATAATGGCTTATACGAACAGTAAGATGGTGGTCTGCACAAAACTCAGTCCGAATCATTCAGGGCAGCGTACGCACTCGATCGACCGGATATCTCCCCACTGCGTGGTGGGGCAGGTGACGGCTGAGAGCTTGGGGAATATCTTCGCCAAATCTTCGAAGAAAGCGTCTTCCAACTACGGTATCGACCGAGATGGCAGAGTCGGGATGTATGTAGAAGAGAAGAACCGCTCCTGGTGTACGTCCTCCAAGGCCAACGACCAGAGGGCGGTGACGATCGAGTGCGCTTCGGACACCTACAGTCCTTACCGGATGAATGATGCTGTCTATCAGACGCTTATCAGGCTCTGTGTGGATATCTGCCGGAGGAATGGCAAGAAGAAGCTGCTCTGGTTTGGCGACAAGAACAAGACGCTGAGTTATTCTCCGAAGTCTGATGAGATGGTCATCACAGTTCACAGGTGGTTTGCCAATAAAAGTTGTCCGGGCGACTGGCTTTATTCCCGCCTGGGAGACCTTGCGAAGAAGGTAACGGCAGAGCTTGGCGGGACTGCAGTGTCCGGACTTACAATCGGCGACCGCGGATCCGATGTGGAGGAGCTGCAGCGGATGCTCATCGCCTGCGGATATTCCTGCGGTGACTGCGGCGTTGACGGGAGTTTTGGAAACGACACACTGGCAGCGCTCCAGGCATTCAAGAAGGACGCCGGATTGGAGACAAACGGAGTCTTTGATTTCGCCACCGAGAAGGCGCTCAAAGCGACCTATGGGGAGAAGAAGGCTTCCGGTACGAGAACGCAGGCATCTGAGCTGAAGGACCTCTCCAATGCGGAAGTGGTGGGGAAGGTCGGCCCGCTCTTTACGGCGGATCAGAAGAAGAGCGGAGTGCTGGCATCGGTATCTCTCGCTCAGTTCATCCTGGAATCCGGCTATGGCAAGAGTGAGCTGGCGCAGAAGGCCAACAACTGCTTCGGGATGAAGAAGTCGCTTTCCGGCAATAGCTGGCCGGGATCCGTCTGGGATGGGAAGAGCATCTATACGAAGAGCACCAAAGAGCAGAGAAGCTGGGGCACGGAAACGGTCACGGCAGAGTTTAGGAAGTACCCGTGTATCGAGGATTCTATTGCAGACCATTCCGCTTATCTGACTGGGGCAAAGAAGGGAAGCGCGTCCCGGTATGAAGGGCTGAAAGGATGCACTGATTACCGGAAAGCTGCGCAGATCATTAAGGATGGCGGATACGCTACCAGCACGACTTATGTCGATAAGCTCTGCTCCATCATCGAAGAGTGGCGCCTCACGCAGTACGATGCCGGATCCATGCCCGCGGAGGAGAAACAGGAGACGGAGCCGGTTAGCAAGCTGCCGTACCTGGTACGGGTGAGTAAGCGGATCGATATCAAGAAGAGTGCGGCAGCTACTTCTGCTACGGTACGTAAATGCCCTGTCGGGATCTACACGATCGTAGAGAATCGTGGCGGCTACGGAAAACTAAAGAGCGGCGCCGGCTGGGTGAAGCTCTCTGAGATCAAAAAGATTTAAGGGGGGAGAGTATGGCTATCACAATTTTTATTCCTGGATTCAAAACGAACAGAAGTGATGAGAGACATGGGGACGGCTGTGTGATCCACAGCGATACCGGACAGACGCTCATCATCGATGGATTTGACGGAGGGGCGCCGACAACGGCTCTCGTCACTTACCTGAAGAAACATAAATACAAGGATCTGCACCTGATGCTGTCCCATCCTCACTACGACCATTACAAAGGTCTGAGAGTGATCATGGCGGACAGCTATTTTAATATCCGGACATTTTTCTGCTATGATCCGGATACTATTAAGCACGGGATCGGAAGCAGTGCCAACGGCAGGTCCGTGAAGGATGATTTCAACAACCTGAACACCTGCATCAGTCAGGCTCGGGGGAGAGGTGCCAAGATCGACTATCTTGCAAAAGGCAGGAACGTCACACTCGGAGATATCGAGTTCAAAGTCTGGCGCAAGCAGCCGACACATTTCACGGAGTACGATGACGGGAATGCATGGGCCTTCACCAACGACGGGTCCCTTTGCTGCTATTTTCCGAAGCTCAGGTTCCTCACGACTGGCGACGGACCGAATGCACTGAAGGAAGCGATCGCATACTTCGGCGAGAAGATCCTCATCCTGAAGGTCCCTCATCACGGCAACAGCTGCTCTATGAGTAATGCTCAGGCGGCGAGAAAGGCGGGATGCGTCATTGCCTATGAGACTAACATCGAGTCCAAGGGACCCGGTACGACAGACTTTACGGCATACGGCGCGAGACGCCTGATCGAGCAGGGCGTGAAGGTCCTAATGCAGAACGCGGATATCATCATGACAGCTTCTGGTGGAAAGCTCACCGTGAGACAGGGCGGAAGCACCTGGACTTTCGATGTCCCTTACGATGGAAAGCCTGCTCGGCTCTACCGCGTCAGAAAAGCATGGAATAACGTGAACTCCCAGATCGGGGCGTACAGCATCCTGACAAATGCGAAAGCTGCAGCGGATAAAGCCGGGAGCGCCTACGGCGTGTTCGACTGGAACGGGAAGGAAGTATACCGAGCAGCCGGAGCGAAGGTACCATTCCTCGTCCGGGTGACGAAGACTATGGATATCCGGAAAGGCCCTGGAACCAGCTACGGCAAAGCCGAGAGGAAGTGCCCTGCCGGGATTTTTACCATCGTTGAGGTAAAGGGTGACTGGGGAAGGCTCAAGAGTGGAGCCGGATGGATCCAGCTCGGTAAAACTGAGAAGATTTGACGATGAATACGCCTGTGGGCTGTATCGAAGTGATGCGGCTCACAGGCTCTTTTTTGTTGTCAGGTTCTATATTATAATGATTTGTGTCTTTATCAGGACCTATGGCTCAACACTTGGAGGTGATTAAGATGCGAATTATTAAAAAAGCAGCCGTGTCAAAGATTTGCCTATTTGTAATAATGATAATGATACTATTAGCTGGATGCAATTCGACCAGCTATCGAATAACACCTAAGAAAGACTATAACGACTTCGACTCAGATTTTGATTTCTTGGATTCTTCGACAAAACAGACGATTAGCGAACTCATGAAATCAGCGGTTGATTGGTATAATAGTGTTGAAATACCCGAAGATTACTCGGCTGTTGATATTGATGTTTTTGCATCGATACCTTTTTCTGATTATGGAGAGCAACTGATGCAGATGAACGAAGAACACGATTATCGTTCTGGATCAGATGAAGGTATGAGATACCTGCATGCAACTTCACCTGCTACCTCAATTACTGGAACTATTTGGGAAATTACTGTAAATAATAATGTCGAAGTAACTGTAGGCTCTGATTCTGATGAAAAAATTGAAGTATCCGAGGATGATTGGATAAATATAAAAAACAAAATTACAGACGCACTTGATTTCTATTATGGAGATGGGGACCGAAGCACAATAAATATGTATGCCCCTGATACCACTGAAGAGGATGAATCTGCAAAAGAAGATAGTCAAAATGAACATGCTGCCAATACATTAAAAAGCGGGGCAAATAAAGCTGCTTGTATTATGATCAGAGATACCAGCTTCAAAGAGAATACCGAGTCTAAAGAGTTTGACAGTATACAGCAGTATCTTGATTACATTGGCAGTGTTACTGATTATGAAAAGCTGTACCTTCCAGAAGATATTGAACGCAACAGATCATCGGTTTTCCTTTTAGGACAGGAAGGAACATTCACTTATGGCGTAAACAGTACCCCATCACGTTCTGGCGGCGGTGCAATTGATTACGTACTATATGGAGAATGGAAGACTAACGCTTCTATTGATGAAGAGCAGTGTAAAAATATAATTGGTTTATTGGATAAAGTGTATGGTGAACACGAAGTTTTGTTTTCTGATGGTTCGGTTATAGAAAAGGTTGAGGGAATTGGAAATTATGATGGAAAATCTCTATATTTGAGGTGGCAAGACGTCAAGCACTACGATGATATATCTATATCGTTCTCCAATGATAAAAGGATAAAGATAACATGGTTCATGAATAATTTAAACATGATTGGGTTTGAGCCGGTTATCGCTGCTAATAAAGCGCTTAATCACATCGGTATAAAAAAAGAGAACATCCAAGAAATGTCATATGTGGATATTTCAGACCGTATTTCTTCTGATGATGTTTTAAAATATATGTCATCAAAAGCGTATATTATCAAAACCGTACTTAAAGAAAAAATAAACGGTAATGGCACAGTATATTTATCCGTCATAGTTTTAATTGATGACAGCTCTACCAGAAGCTGCTATGTCGATACCAACGTCGATGATAGCACTCTAATTCAATTATATGGAGAAGGAGAACTGGTAAAAGTATCAACAGATGAATTAATGGAAAAACCAGGAAATAATGATTTAGTTGAATATAAATCATCAAATACTGCTTCAGAATCGCTGGAGGAGAGTAAACAGGACACAAAAGAGAACACTAGCACAAACAATCAAACTGGCAACACAAGTAAACAAGACAACAATAATTCACCCTATAAGACCAATAAATGCTTAGTGTGCGGAAATGAAGCGACGCACAGTATGACAGGTATAGCAAGTGGAGAGTTGGAGTGGTATTGTGATGCGCATTGGAAGACCATTCAGGACACTATCGGAGGGATGGAAAAAGATGTTGGCGAAAGTAACGCAAGCAAGCATCAATGCCAAGCACCGGGTTGTAGTAAAGAAGGAACTAATCGGATCGAGGGTATTTCAGGAGAGTATGAGTATTATTGTACAGAGCACTATCAAGAAATGGTTGATTTATACAATAAAATGGTAAACGGTAGCAAGTAGAGAATTAGCTGTACTAATTGCTGCGATTACAACAAGTTGATCAAAGGATTAATAACCAGGGGCAAAATGTCCCTGGTTTATTTTTGCGCAAATCATAAGAAGTGTCATTGAAGTACATTAGGGGACACGAGGAGTAGTTTGCATGCATAAAATGTAGAGCTCACATTCGCCGCGGGCTTTTTTTATGCTCAAAAGTTCAAAAGTTCTCCCAGGCGTTATAAAAATCGGCCCTAAGCAGGCATGGGAAGCCAAGGGATGGATATGTTCCCTTGGAGAGGAGAACGAGAAAATGCAAGTGACGATGATCACAACCCCCGCTGAGCCTGTAGTGCCTGCAGCACAGGAGATTACCGAGAAGCAGTTATTTGATGAGATCAACTATTTCAGGGCCGAGAAGCTGACAAAGAAGATGCTGGAACAGGGCCTCATCACCGCTGAAGAATGTGACAAAATCCTGGCCGAAGCCCGCAAAATCTTTGTGCCTATTATGGCGGAACTTATGTGAGATGCAACTTGATATGTGCCCGACAGTATTGGAACATCGGACTACGAACGGAGGCGAGACCATGAAAAAGATAACAAAAATTGAACCTACAGTAGTCCAGACAGCTGCTTCTAAGATCAGAGTTGCGGCATACTGCAGGGTCTCTACCGAAGCAGATGCGCAGCTCATTAGCCTCGAGACACAAAAGAGCCATTACGAAGAACTCATTAGTGCCAACCCAAACTGGGTGTTTGCCGGCCTTTATTATGATGAGGGCGTGAGCGGCACCAGCAAAGAAAAGAGGCCCGCGCTCATGAGAATGATCGAAGACTGTGAAGCGGGGAAGGTGGGCCGGATCCTGACAAAGTCATTGTCGAGGTTTGCGCGCAACACGACGGACTGCCTGGAGCTGACCAGAAAGCTGCTTGACCTCGGGGTGACGATCTACTTTGAAAAGGAGAACCTCGATACCGGATCGATGGAGTCGGAACTTCTGCTCTCGATCATGAGCAACCTGGCGGAAAGCGAGTCTGTCTCCATTTCGGAGAATAACAAGTGGGGCATACGGCATCGCTTCGAGAACGGGACCTTCAAGATCGGGTATGCGCCTTTTGGCTACAACGTAAAGGACGGCCAAATGACCATCAATGAGAAGGAAGCCAAGTGGGTGCGCTGGATCTTCGCGGAAGCACTGAAAGGAACCTGCAGCGCGGCGATCGCAAGGCGGCTCAACGAGATGAAGGTGCCTACTCGAAGGAAGGGGAACTGGAGAGGCAACACGATCCGGGGAGTGCTTACAAACGAAAAGTATGTAGGCGACTGCCTGTTTCAAAAGACCTACTCAGATTTCCGCTTCCGCCGGCACAAGAACCACGGCGAGTATGATCAGTTTTATGTGACGGATCACCACGACGCGATTATCAGCCGAGAGGATTTTGAAGCTGCCGGCGCCTTGCTGCAGCAGCGTGAGCGGGAGAAGAGAATCAAAAAGGATGAGCTTCGGATCAATAACAAGTATCCGTTTTCAGGCAAAGTAGTCTGCGGGCAGTGCGGCAGCAAATTGCAGCGGCATATCAACTCGACGGGAAGCCTAAAGTATCCGGTTTGGGTTTGCAGGCAGCACCTTGCAGATGCACGATCCTGTAGCATGAAATACGTCAGGGAATGCGATTTGGAATATGCCTTCACAACCATGATGAACAAGCTGATCTTCGCAAAGAGAGAAGTTTTGGACGCACTGCTCGACGGTATCCGAGGGGAAAACCACAAGGAGAACCTGCGCCGGATTGACGAGATTGACCGGAAGCTGGAGCAGAATGTGGATCGGCGACAGACGCTGACCATCATCATGACGAGGGGATACTTGGAACCGGCACTCTTCACGCAGGAGAGTAACGACCTGGCTGCCGAGGCGGATGCGCTGACAGCAGAAAAGGAGCAGCTGGTGAAGGAAATCACCGGCAGCTACCACAAGACAGACGCCCTTGCCGACTTGACCCGGTATGCCGGCCACGCGCAGCCCTGCGCCACATTTGATGGAACGCTGGTAGAGCGTTTCCTCGATCACGCGGAACTGAGAACCAGAAATGAGATCGTCTTCCAGCTAAAGTGCGGACTGCGTCTGACAGAAAGGATCGGTGAGATATGAGCAGAGGACACACACCTTACGGGTATCGGATTGAAGATGGCTCCGCGGTCATTTGCAGGGAGCAGGCAGAGCAGATCCGGAAGATCTACGAGGGCTACCTCAGTGGACTTTCACTAAGAAACGCTGCCAAAGAAGCGGGGATGCATGCAACGCACACCTCCGTCAGAAGGCTCCTGCAGAATTCGCACCTCCTGGGTGATGACTTTTACCCGGCGATTATCGACAGGGAAACCTTTGATGCCTTTGAGGCTGAGCGGCAACGGCGGGAGAAAGCACTGGGACGTGACAACAAAGAGAAGAAGACAGTAGAAACGCGGCCTGCACCTACTTCCTTCCGGATGACACCGGCGGAACAGAGATTCAGAGATCCTTATAGGCAGGCCGAGTACATTTACGGCCTGATTGAAAGCGAGGTATAAAATGGCAACAGTGACAATGATCCCTGCGACGGCCAGGGTCGGCGCGAGGAGGAGAAAAGAAGAAGCTCCAAAGCTCCGGGTGGCGGCCTACTGCCGCGTTTCTACAGAAACCGACGAACAGGCGACAAGCTACGAAGCGCAGATCGAGCATTACACAGATTATATTGGAAAGCACCCAGGATGGGAGCTGGCGGGTATTTATGCCGACGATGGTATCTCCGGAACCAACACCAAAAAGCGCGAGGAGTTCAACAGACTGATTGAGGACTGCATGGAGGGAAAGGTGGACCTCATAGTCACGAAGTCAATATCCAGATTTGCCCGCAACACCCTCGACTGCCTCAAATACATCCGACAGCTGAAGGAAAAGAACATTGCCGTTTTCTTCGAAAAAGAAGCGATCAACACGCTTGATGCCAAAGGCGAGGTCCTGCTCACCATCATGGCGTCCCTTGCCCAGCAGGAGAGCCAGAGCCTTTCCCAGAACGTGCGGCTGGGGCTGCAGTACCGGTACCAGCAAGGCAAGGTGCAGGTCTGCACAAACCGGTTCCTCGGGTACGATAAGGATGAGGACGGCAACCTGGTAGTCAACCCTGAGGAGGCCAAGGTGGTGAAGCGGATCTACCGGGAGTACCTTGAGGGCAAGAGCTACTACGCTATCGGGCAGGGGCTTACAGCAGACGGAATCAAAACAGCAGCAGGCAACGATTACTGGTTGGCCTCCACGCTGAAGAAGATCCTGTCAAATGAGAAGTACATCGGTGACGCGCTTTTACAGAAGACCGTAACCACGGATTTCCTGAACAAAAAGCGGGTGGCCAACAAGGGCATTGCTCCTCAATACTATGTGGAGAACAGCCATGAAGCCATTATCCCGCGCCACATTTTCATGAGAGTCCAGGAGGAGATGGTACGCAGGGCGCGGCTGGAGACCGGAACAGGTAAGCGGCGGGTGTACAGCGGAAAGTATGCGCTTTCCAACCTTATGTACTGCGAACACTGCGGTGATATTTTCCGCAGGACCCAGTGGCAGATCCGGGGAGAGCGGATTCCGGTATGGCGCTGCATAAGCCGGATCGATAAAAGGAAGACCGAAATAGACTGTCCGTCACGAACAATTTATGAGAAGGACATACAGGCGGCGGTGGTGGCAGCCTTCAATCAGCTGATCGCCCAGAAAGACGAATTCTTGCCTGGGATGAAGCTGGCAATGGAACGGGCCATGCAGGCCACCAACAGCCCAAGGGTGGCGGAGATCGACAAACAGATGGAGGCGCTGCAAAGGGAGCTCCTGAAGAAAGCCAACGCCAAGCAGGGCTTTGAAGAACTGGCCGAGGAGATCGATGCTCTTCGGGAAGAGAAGCAGAATCTTCTGATGGAGGAGGCCAACCGAGAAGGACAGAGGCAGCGTATGAATGAGCTCGAAGCCTTTCTGGAAGACGCGGCCACCGAGGTGACGGACTACGACGAAGCAATGGTCAGGAAGCTGATCAAGAAGATTACGGTGTTTGACGATCATCTCACTTTCGAATTCAAAGCCGGACATGAGATAGAAGTACAAATGTAAGAATGGCCATCACGTGGACGCTCCTTTGGGGGCGTCCTTTTTTGTTCGGACGTTAGTATTGTTCACGCTGGGCATGCTATACTTGTCTCGATAGATTCGCACAAATGGCGATGAGTAAAACGAGGTATAACATAAATGGGCTGCTACATATGCAATGAGGAATTACTGTACCATGAAGAATCAAGGGTGATGGAATGCAGTATCTGTCATAAGAAAATGGAAACACACCAATGGTGTAAGAATGGACACTTTATTTGTTTTGACTGCTTTTATCCGCTGAGCTTGGAGAGAGAGGAAAAGTGGGAAAAAGAAGAAGCAGAAAGAGTAAGGACATTTACGCTGTTAGATGTTGACGTGGATAAATTGAGAAAAACTCTGGATTATTATGAGGCGAATACAGATTTCACGAATATAGTTGATTCACTTTATCCAGAAGAATATTATGAAATATTTCGTCTTCTTCCGATGGATATGTCCTGCATAGAATACGTACATACTCTTTTGGAAAGTCAAGGGGTGGAGTATCTTGATAATATTGATTATAATCATTTGAATTTACGAGATATTATTGCCCTGATTTCTTATATGGATGTACAAGATAGAATATGGGATACGACGTCATATTTTATAAGAACTGGAATTGCCAAAAAAATACTACGGCAGTTGGAGTCTCTTTGTATGAATAAATCAGTTGAAGAGCTTTTAGCTGAAAGGACAACGAGGCTGGGAATACAATAGATTTCAGTTGATTTGTAGATATGTTCCTGCGAACGGCTCCGGTGGATATGTTCCTGACGAACAGAAAAAACGTGGATATGTTCCCGACGGCAAAAGAGCGAACAGGCAAAACGTAGATATGTTCATTATGGCAAAAGAGCGAACGGGCACGGGAAACCACTATCTATATCATTTCCTCGTGCCACGTCGAGACCATCTGTCTACTAACACATTCTTGAAGAAAAAGGGCTGAAAAAGCCTGAAATACTGGGGTTTCCGTCACTGGGAGCAGGTCGTGCTCCGCGTGATGGAAACCCTCTTTTTACGTATGTGCAAACAGATCCATGCAGAGGGTTGTGGCTACTATTTTGCTAATTTGGGAAACGAGAAAACGATTTTACTATTTTGGCAGGTCGAGAATATGATTTAGCTGAAATTTGATATCGAAACACAGGAATAAATGAAATCTTGCATAAGGATGGGTACTATAAACCGGAAGAGATTGTATTGATGCCGATCCCGGGATCCGGAAGTAAAGAGTTCCTGTTTTGCGTAAAGATGTATGTGAACTTCCTCGATAATTAACACTCTATAGAGGGATGATAAAGAGGGAATAAGAAAAACCTTGAATTTAAGGCAAAAATCGGCATTATAGTTGTGAAAATATGGGATATATGGTAGAATATAAA